TTAAGTACGCGTTCCGCTGTCGTATCACCATCTGTGCCGGGATCTGTTTTTAGCCAACGAATAAAGTCATACCATTTACGCTGTTGATCAGGGCTATCAAACACGAGCGTGTATTGCACAATTGTTTTTGACCCGTTGGCAACCACCGAAGGTGCTCCCTGTGTGACTGCTTGTTGCGTGTCTGTTCCTTGTGGGGCACTTAAAACGGTTTCACCGTTTTCAAGTTGAACACTTACTGCTTGCGGTGCTGTCTTTATCGGATCAGCGGTTAACGGCGTTATGGGCTGTATTACTGGTGGTTCGTATGGTGTGTCGTCTTCCTGATAGTAGTCGCCTTCCATAGCGGCTAAATCAAATTCGTCCCATCCAAGTGCGTCTATGAGCGTGTCGTATTGTTCGCCGACCTCTCCTAGTAGTTCAAAAATTAGGTTGCTGTCAGTTGTTCCGAGTTCATTGGTTCGGTTATCTGCTAGGGCATAGGCGATCGCGCTTTCAAGATCGCCTTCAAATTTTACGCAAGCAATTTTTTCCCAACCAAGTTTTTTCGCGGCTTCGTATTGGTGGTTCCCTGCGATTATGGTTGATGTTCCGTCGCCGTTATCTTTGATAACAATCGGTTTTACTTGCCCGAATTCTTTGTAGGAAGCGACGATTGCGTCTATGTTGCCCTTGCGTGGGTTGTTTTCTAGGTGGACAAGTTCTGTAAGTGGAACAGCCAAATGTTCAATGTTTTTATGAATATTAGACATCTACGGTCCTGTCTGTATACGAACATTGGCGTTCAATGTTCTGAGTGCGTCCAATGATGTTCGCACGGTCAATAGTTTTTCTCGTTTGGATTTAACTAACGCCTCGCTGATCTTATATGAGTATGCTTCGTCGGAAAGTTTGTAGTCCGCCCACGCTTCACGCTCCTTGATGGATCCCTTGGCGGCTAGGTACTCTTTAGCCCAATTACTTTTCATTAGGGCATCTTTTTTGGCTGCGTCAACCGAAAGGACTTCAAATGCCTCGGTTTCTTCTTCAAGCATTCCCAATAAACGCATAATTTCAGATTCAATTTCAACTTGAGATATCGGTTGCGACCTAGCCATTTTGTTCCTTTTCTAATTCTGAGAAATCACATTTTTTGAGAGCCAACATTTGATCGTGTGTCCAAGTATAGGTTGATAATCCCAAATATGTGAGCGTCATTTGTTCAAGGATCCACGCATCGCACCTGTCGTTGCCGTCGGCACTAGTAAAAGTTATTCCCGTTTTGGTGGTTATGGCGTTTATGACATCTGTTTTACCAGAGTTCCCTTTACCTGTGGCGAATTTTGCTCTACAGGTTGGCGGGATAATTACTATTTTTAGCCCAAGTTCTCTCATGGCGACTTTTACGATTCCGCCAAGTTCTCCGATGGAGTGGGCTTGAGAGTATTGGGAAGCATACGAATATCCTTCTATGGCGACGATTTCTATCTGCTTTGTTTTGGCTATGGCGACTATTAAATCGCGTATTTCAATGAGGCGGGCTATGCTTTTTTGCTTGGATCGGATACTCGTCGTATCCCCGTCCACACTCACGCCAGTGCTTGTGAGCGAAAGATCCAAACCCATTATTTTCGCCATTCCGTTGAGGTTACTATATTTTTATGTCTCGTATTTTTATTGCTATCCCATCCTTTCAGGAAGAAGATTTACAAAATACAGTTGACAGCATTTTTTTGAATGCTTCAGATCCAAGCCGAATATTTGTTGGTATTTGCAATCAAAGAACGGATGGGCGCATGTTTGAAACATTTCAACGCTATGGCGATCATGTTCGTTCCGTAAACGTAAGTTCCCCACACCCGCTAGGTCTCGGTTTTGCGTACTATTCGGCATCACGATTGCTTTCGGATGAAGAATTCGTTTTACGCATAGATGCCCATACAAGAATGAAACCTAATTGGGATGAAACATTGATCGCTCACTACGAACTAATTGCGTCAAGCGAAAACACGAAAAATATTATCATTAGTCAATTAACAGGCGGATTTTTAAAAACTAATCCAAATAAAGAAGACTTTTTAAAATCAGACAAAGAAGACATATGGCTTCACGAAAAAGAACCGCCTAATACAAATGAGTGGGTCAACGAACTTGTGCGCCAATTTAAAAAACACGTTTTAGGCTCCAACCATCAATTTGCCGATAACTACTCGTGGACAGAAATTGATTTAGAAAAAGGTTATAAAGAAGTTCCCGTTATTTCTGGCTCATTTCATTTTAGTATTAACAAATTTTGGTTTGATTGTAGCCCTGACCCAAGAATAGAATTTTGGGGGGAGGAGCAGATCCTCGCCTTACGCGCATGGACGCGAGGGTATAAAATATTTTCCTTGAATACAAACACCCAGTTCACTAGCGGGAAACCCGATGATTACCTGAAAACAATAGGGGGCTCAGATTGGAGAAACAGTCAAACAACTTTTAGCAATACCACAGCCATCAGTATTCTTGGCGGTTGCGAAATTGGCTATTACGGAGCAAAAAACATAAACCTATACACAGAATTCATTAAAAAGTTAGGTCTTGAAGGGATTGAGAACAGTGTCGGTCAATAAAAAATCTGCACCGCAAAAAACAGTTCTTTCCATTGAAAGACAAGGGGCGTGGGGGGATGTTTCGTATTACCATAGGCTTGAGTGTGGACACATTGAGGTAAGAAAACGGGCTTCTCCAAAACCAAAGATTGCATGTGCTTGGTGTGTGGTCGGCGAAGAAAAAGGCAAAGAACTTAAAGCGCTGACACTAATACAGCCCCCGACCGTTGAAGAGGTATGGGATTTCTATGACGATTTCAGCAACGAAGAAGTTGATGTTGCCCAATTACGAGCAGGTGTTGCCAGCGCAATTGGTTGTCCACAGGACAGTATTGAAGTGATATCCGAGGTCGGTGAAGACAATGTGTTGCGTGTCAACTATGTGAGAATTTTCTTGGATATTGAGTTGGCGAAAAAAATCGGTAAATACTCAAAGAATATTTGAAATTTCAATATTCTGGTTGTAGCGTAAGGCAGACATCGGACGACCAAAATAGATCGGGGGAATTTTGAAGACTAAAGAAATTGACGATTTTTTTGATACAAAAAAAGCCGCGTGTAGAGGAGAAGACATTACCTTGTTTTTTCCTAATTTGCCTGCTGGTCAAACTCGTAAAGATGTTCAGTTGGCAAAACAATTGTGTGATCAATGTGAAGTTGTTGAAGGCTGTTTAGAGTATTCACTTCACTTTGAGCCAATGGGTTTTTGGGGCGGCAAAACTGAAGTAGAGAGAGAAGTTTTACGAAGAAGTAAAAATATTTCTTTACCAATGGATCGCCGACCCTCGCCCTCTGCTCGCAGAGCCGCCAACGCAGGACGATTGCGTAAAACCGCGAAACGACTAGACTTAGCGAATGGGTAATGTTTCAGTCCCACAGCATGTTGACAAATTCCTTTCTAGATTAAACGGGGTTCGTCCAACTAGTAACGGGTGGGAAGCACGATGCCCATGTCGCAACGACGACGAAAACCCTTCCCTGTCTGTGGGACTCGGCAACGAAGAAAAGATTTTAGTTACCTGCCACCGCGGTCAGGGTTGCTCGGTTGATGAGGTTTGTAAATCCGTTGGATTGCAATTGTCTGATTTGTATCCACCTAAAAAAGAAGAACGAAAATTATCTCTCGTCGCAACATATGACTATCGCGACGAGCGTGGGCAACTTCTTTTTCAGAAACAGCGATTCGTGGATCAATGGGGTAAGAAAACTTTCCGCCAACGACGTCCAGACCCTGTCAATAAGGGTAGATACATTTTTTCTCTTGATGACACACCGAAAGTTTTATATCGCCTTCCCGATGTTCTTCATGCCAAAGCGAACAACGAAGTTATCTGGCTTGTGGAGGGCGAGAAAGATGCGGACAATTTAGTCAAGTTGGGTATCTGCGCCACAACCCCTCCGAACGGTGCGGGGAAGTGGCTTGATATTCATACGCGCGCTCTTGAGGGCGCCCATGTTTACATCATTGCGGACAATGACGCCGTTGGTCGTGAACACGCACAGATGGTATCTCGGACACTTGAACAGAACGGTTGCACTGTAGTTAGTTGGGTTCCGCCTAATGGTTTTAAAGATGTTTCGGATTTGTTGGCTGCTCGCGGGTCAATTGATGACCTTGTGGAAATGAAATTTGCTGAACCGCTAGATGACATAGTTGATCATGAGGAAGAGGAACAGCAAACTGACGCAATCATTGAGGCGACAACGCCACTAAGTGCTCTTGCTGAAAGAATAAGTGACCTGCTTCAGCGAGAAGATATTTCCGAAAATGTGAGGCTTACGAAAGCATCAATGCTTATCGGCTCATTCGGACATGAAGACGAGATTGACCGAGGCAGGCTAGTTAATTGGTCGGATTTTCTTCTTGAAAACGAAAACGATGAATACGATTGGGTTATCCCAAATGTTTTGGAGCGTGGAGAGCGTGTAATTGTTGTTGCTGCGGAGGGTGTGGGTAAAACCATGCTTGCAAGACAGATAGCGATTTGCAGTTCTTTTGGTATTAACCCGTTCAATTTCTCGCGGATGAAGCCGATCAGAACATTAACTATTGACCTTGAAAACCCTGAGCGAATTATTCGCAGGACTTCAGCAAACATTATGGGCGCAGCCCGTAATCTCGGCTACCTGCAAGGCGACCCAGAGTGCCATATTTTGATAAAGCCGTCAGGTGTTGACTTGATGCGTGCATCTGATAGGTCAATTATTGAAGAGGCAGTTGAGACGGTGAAACCAGATTTAATCCTTCTCGGTCCTATTTATAAGTCTTTTGTTGATCCCGGCGGAAGAACTTCAGAATCAATCACTGTTGAAGTAGCCAAATATTTTGACATGCTACGCGACTACTATAACTGTTCCCTTTGGCTTGAACACCACGCCCCTTTAGGCACATCTTCATCAACACGAGATTTACGACCTTTCGGTTCCGCTGTTTGGTCACGCTGGCCGGAATTCGGTCTCTCTCTAACTCCCGACCCAACGGCGGTGGGTGAATATGTTTATGATGTGCGCCATTTCCGCGGTGCGCGAGACCTCCGTGCTTTTCCGACTAAAATGAGAAGAGGGAAAGTGTTCCCATTTGAAGTTATTGAATTTATGAAAGCGTCCTGACATGGCAGAAAAAGGGTTGACACGAGAGTTTCTTGCTGAGCGGGATTTGCGTATCTTCAAGATGCGTCAGGCTGGTGTGCCGATTGCGGAGATCGCACGTCGTTTCGGTATAGGAACTTCTAATGTCTCGCACTCTATTCGTAGACAGTTGGGGAAATTGAATCAAGAGGCTTTGCTTGCCTACCCTGAGGTGTTGCAAATGGAACTTGAACGATTGGATGCTTTGCAGTCCGCGATCTGGCCGCTAACGCAACATAGAAAACAAAAGATGGATGATGGGACAGAGGTTTCCATAGAGCCAGATATCAAGGCTGTGTCTACCGTTTTGTCAATTATTGATCGTCGCGCAAAACTTCTTGGCATGGAACAAACAAATGTCAATGTTCAGATGGATGTTCGTGATTCTTCCCCAATTCGTGCCGTGTTGGCAGGTGCTCCCGGTGTTGTTCAAACAGAAAAATTTGATTCAGAGGCTGAAGCCAAAAAACTTTTGATGTTGATGGGTGATGCGGGGATCATGCCGAAAGAAACAATTAGGGAATTGCTTGGAGATCTTCCTGCGTTGAGCGACGGTGAAGATGACATTGAGGATGGGGAGATTGTGGAGACGGAAAAATCTCCCACAGAGATAGAACCCATCTAATTTCGTGAAGTGATGGTTTCGTTCAGATCATCACAAAAAAAGATGGCATTATAGGTGCATGATTTTTTCACTTATTATAATTCTAGTTCTTGCCGTTTCCCTCCACCTGTTTGTCATGCGATCCATTGATTCGTTTGAAGGCTATGGCGGTGGCGGATCATTCCGCGAGTGGGAACAATTTGAGGCTAAATATCGGACATACCTCAACGACAATCATTCGTCACTGATTTAGTATCTACCGAAAATCAAAATAGTATTTTCCATTCCATTGTTTTATTTTTGGGTTAGCGGCTAATTCAACCATCGTGTTGAAATATGTTTCGTCTTTAGCCTGCTCATTGTGAAGCGTATTTGTGTAGTGACCGATAATCGCTCGCCTCAAGATTGATGTATCAGTTGGTATTAGCGCACGGTGAAGCAGGTTTCCGTGCCATATCAATACGTCGCCTTTTTCGCCAAGAAAAGTGAATGGTTCTATATCACTATGATCTTGTATGGCTTGTTTAATGTATTTATTTACCCACCGCCCATCTATGATTTCGCCGCTATCCTCCCCAAAGTAGGTGGAATATTTATCTAGTTCCCAGTTATGTGATGTCGGGATAAGTTGAAATGGTCCTGCTTCGGGATGTATTTTTTCTGAAGCAACCCAAGCGCCAATGTAATTGTTGTATGCGGTCGGGTTTGAGAAAACCGAGTCTTGATGCCAAGGTTTTTGGCTACTTGTTCCCCATGTGTCAACTCTATGTAAAGCAACAGCGAGTTGAATTTCATCAAAAAAGTTGTAGATGCTGTGGTGACACATTACATCCATGATTTCGGGATGGTTGAGATATTCAAACTCGTTTTTCCAGCCAAAATTGTTGCCATGTTCGTCAAAGTTGGAGGAGTTATCCCTATTCCACGCATCAAGGTATTTATCTAACAGTTCATGTTCTATTGCTTGTTTTAATACGACATAACCATTTGTTTTAAAAAATTCAAAGTGGTTCATCGTTATTCTTCTCGTTTTTTGCGATTCTTCTTTCCGACTGGTCCGTGGATGTCGTGTGTGCGTAATGGGTCGTTTGGCGCTGTGCGTACACGCTTTTTCCCTGCTTTTCTTCCGGGGATCGTTTCCTGTTGTTTGGTGATCGGGTTTATACGGGTACGCTGATTACCACCAGATTTGCTTTTGTCACCAGATTTTGCCATTAAACATCGTCCCTATAGAAAATTTCAAATCCGCAGTGCATAACTGCTGATGCAAGTGTACCAAAGTACACTTCTCTGTCTATTGAGGTATCCAATGGTTCTGGTGGAAGTTTGAGTGATGCTTTAAGGGCTGCGGGATATTCAATGTCTCTCATAACTTTCCCACCGTTGAACCAAAGGGCATCGCCAAAGTCAACTTTTCTTCCAAGTTTAACTTTGTATGGGAGTGCAACGAATATGTGATCATCAACTTTGAGATGGGTGAAAGATACACATTCGGTAACTGGTGAATTCGCTGATGCAAACAGATGGGCGAGGTTTTCCCCATAGGTTTGGGCTGGCGCCATTGAGCAGTACCCCTCGGCGGCGAGCGTGTATTCGGTTATGCCCCATCCTCGCCTCATGATTACTGAAGCCTCTATTACTGATTTTATGCGATCGTCTTTGGGGATTGAAAAGGTATCTTTAAGTTGAACAATTGTAGCCAACTCATTATCTTTCCACCCAAATATATTAATATTTAAATCAGAGCCAATTCCATCTTCTTCTATTAATGATGCTTTAGCAGTTTTTATAGATTCGGCGCAGAGGGCTATTTTGTCCAAATCTGTTTCATAAAAACCTGTGTACATGTAAGGTAACCCTACCTTATTTGATGCGGGTCAAAATAAAGGGGTTGCATTTTGGCGTACGTCTTTGTACTAGGGTTTTTTTATGGCAACAAAACAACCTAAAAAATCAAATAAAAAGAAGGCTCCTGTGACCAATAAAAAGAAGGCTCCTGCCAAGAAGGCTCCAGCAAAGAAGGCTCCAGCGAAGAAGGCATCTGCACCTAAAACCAAGGGGAAGGTTGCCTCTGTGGATCCATTTTTATTGGAAAAAGCCGTTGAAACTAAGCCTCAATTTGCTACCGCTGAGAAGTTAATGAAGACCATTGCACAGCAACCTACTGTTGTTCGCGCAAACGATCTGAAATCGTCTTCACTTCGTAAACGAATGCTTGCGTGGTTTAAACTTTCCAAGTAGTCTTTACCCCAATGTGGGGTCTACGAAAGGATAATGATGAATGAGGCTGATAGTGGGCTGCGCATAGATATTGACAAGAATATTCTTCTCGGTGATGTCCGCGAAACATTGGCTTCACTGCCGGACAACAGCGTTCATTGCGTTGTTACCTCCCCACCATATTGGGGTTTGCGGGATTACGGAACCGCAACTTGGATTGGCGGGGATCCGTCATGCTCTCATAAACGAGATAGTAAATTCAGTGAAAGTTGCTCCACTGGACAAAAACTTTTAGAGGGTGCAATCGGCGACGGTATATATAAAGTTCAATGCCCTCGTTGCGGTGCGATGCGTGAGGATAGCCAACTCGGTCTTGAGCCAACTGTTGATGAATATGTTGAACACATGGTTCAAGTATTTCGTGAGGTTAGACGAGTTCTACGAGATGATGGGACTCTTTGGTTGAATCTAGGCGACTCATACGCTGGTAGTAACGGCAACGGGTGGAAACAAAGCATTGCTTCAACCAACGCTTCAAATGCTGGCGGGGAGAATGAAGATTTTCGTGCCAAAATCGGCAGAGATGATGGAGATCTAAAGCCAAAAGATTTAGTCGGTGTGCCGTGGCGTGTTGCTTTTGCTCTGCAAGCAGATGGGTGGTATTTGCGTCAAGACATTATTTGGGCTAAACCAAACCCAATGCCAGAGTCTGTGCGCGATAGATGCACCAAAGCCCATGAATACATTTTTCTATTAACGAAGAAATCTCACTATTTCTTTGATAGTGAGGCAATCAAGGAACCAGCAAAATATGCTTACGATGACAGGGGGTCTCGTGCGGATAGCCGTAAGGAAGCAGGGATATCAAACGCGATGCACGGGTCAACTGGTGCATTCAAGAACAAGAGGTCGGTATGGACGGTAACAACGAAGCCTTTCAAGGGCGCACATTTCGCTACATTTCCACAGGACTTGATAGAGCCTTGTATTGCTGCTGGTACGAGCGAGAAGGGGTGTTGTGCGCAATGTGGCTCACCAGTGGTGAGACAAGTGTCAAGGAAACGGATCGCACGGAACGAGTTGCCGACGGACGATCCGAGGTATCGCCCAAACGATTACAACGGCGCGTATGGAGAAATCAATGGAAAAGGCGACGCAGGGTTTTCTCAGACCGAAACAGTGGGTTGGGCTAAAGAGTGTAAATGTGAAACAGAAGAGATTGTTCCGTGTACTGTATTAGATGTGTTTTTTGGTGCTGGTACTACAGGGGTTGTCGCGCAGAGGCTTGGTCGGGCGTATCTTGGGTGCGAACTAAACCCTGAATATGCGCAAATAGCCACAAATCGTTTGGTTGATGAGAAAGAAAAAAATCGGCTCCTGATTCTCGCGCGAGAAGCACAACAGTCTTTGTTTGAGGTTTCTTTTGATGGGCGATAAATGATGTATTATTTATTCCTGTAGTAAGCAACTAGTTTTAATTGACTTGGAGGTCAATAATGTCAGCATCAGCCCCTCTTCTTCTCCCAATGACAGTTAACGGCGTTGTTGCAACGACCTCAACTGTTGTCGCTCGCACTCCTGTCGCAGGTCGTGTTCGTGGCATCACCGTTGCTGTTGGTACCGCACCTGCTGGTTCGGTTCTCAGTGGAACTGTCCGCAAGACTTCATCTTCGGGAACTGTTATCGGAACTTGGTCAATCGCAGCCGCTGGAACTTCAGCAGTAGCAACCATGTCGTCAACTGATGGCGCCGACGAACTTGCCGCTGACGATCTCATCGTGTTGGTTGTTGGTGCAGTCGGTTCGGGAACCGCTGGTTCAAACCTCACCGCACTTCTTCAAATTGATCAATCAGCCGACCAAGATGGTTCGGATGTTGTTTCAGTAGCAACACTTCGCGGTTCACACCCAGGTGGCGTTGTAGCCTGATAATTAAGTAAGTAAAAATTTAAACCCGACAAGTAGTTGGTCCCCCACATCCGTGCAGGTCTGTGGGGGATCAACTATTTATGGCGTTAAAACTTGCGCAGATTGCAAGTTTTATGCCTTTAAAACCCATTAACGCAAGTTTTATGGTTTTAAAACCGTTATTGCGACTCTATCGCTTGCCTTCTTCAGAAGAGAAATTGCTTCATCTTTAGTATGAGCATTACACCACTCTGCTATTTCTTTATTGATTATTAGTTCTAGATATTCACAAAAAAATCTTGCCCTTCCACACATAAATGGTGGGACACCGCATTCTTCGGGTTCTGTAAGACCTTCTGCAAGCAGTTTTTCTTTTGCTCCGCAGGCAAGAAGTATCGCACCCCAAATATCTATCTCTTTGGTGTATGGATCGTATGTATTGTGTTGGGAGAACCCATTTACCAATATGAGTTTAGATGCTTTGTCGTAGATGCGATGAGCGCCTAAATCTTTCAGTGTTGGAAACATTATTGCTGTAATCCATTTTTGAAACAAAGGTCGGCGTATGCTTCGTTAGGGTTCGCCCCTATGCCTACAGTTTGTTTGTACTCGTCGGTGAACAGATCATATGCTTCACAGTCATCACCTTCAAAATAGTTAATCATCGGCTCGGTGAATTCATTGCATTCAGGGAATGCAATCCACTTGCCCCCCTCGTATATGCCCCCATACCGTGCTTCTCGTATAACAACTGGGTAAAGGTCAATAAGTTTTTTGGTCATGCGACTACTTTATTTTATTGGGCATGCTCCAGTTGCACAATTGTCAAGGTCAAGGTCAATTCCGCTCGCTTGGCTCAATGGAACAGATGTATCAATTTTTTTCACAAGAGCCTCATAGTCGCTTTGCGAGATTTGCTCATACGGAGGAAGCGGGAAGTTGTGGTCAGCGTGCAAGAGGAAAGACACAGACTTCACTCCCGTATCGTAGTTTTTGGACAACCATTCACGGATGGAGTCAAGTTCTTCTTTACGGTAGTAGACGGTAACCGAAACGGCATTATCCGCCCATTCGGTCTGCATCTTCTTAACCCATTCCAATTGTTCAACTGCTGTCATGTTTTCGGCGAGAACAGCGTTGTCTGGTGATTTACAAGGGAATTCAACGACATAGCGTGTGTGATCCTCTCTGCCATCAATGCCGATGTCCCATATAACCCTATGTCCTCGTGCCCGCAGACCAGCCACAAGCGCGTCAGATGCGCCGAAACGCACCCGACGGATGTAATACGGAGCGAACGCTGGATGAATGCCCGGTGTGATGCCGGGAAGCAATGAGAGGGTTCCTGACGGCTGAACAGTAGTGAGACGAACCGAACGAGGGAAACCCTTTTCCTTTGAGTAAGAAACATCAAACTCGTCTAGATTGCGATACACCTCATCTAGCCATGAGACCTGCTCTTCTGAAGCCTGTAAAACACCTGAAATGCTTTGACCCAATCGTGCGTTCTTAGCGACGATTGTGTTCGTTTTTGCATATGGGTAAGAAAGTCGTGTTATTTGCTTCTGAACCATGTAAAGAAGTTGTGATAATTCTTTGAATTGTTCAATACTGCAAATATTGGGAAGAAAGATGGTGGAAAGATTGCAGGACTCACCATCACCTAAACCGATCTCTGCGCAAGGGTTGAAACCCTCAATTGATTTGTCGGCTCTTTCTTCTTTAAGTCTTCCGAACTTTCGTGCAAGACGGCGGTTGACAAGCCCGTATGGTTCTCCGCCTCCCGTGTAGCCCTTCCACAGTTCTGGCATGATGTGGTCGTAGTAGTCGGCGTAGATGCTGTTGTTTGAGTTGGCGCGATACCCCGGTATGTCTCCCGATGCCCAGTTTTTTGCACGCAGGAAAAGGACATCGTCTGGATCGCCAATAGCAATCTGTGCCGAGCGACGTGATGAGCCTGACACAACGATGCGCCCAATAATGTTGCAGATGTCAAGAACATCAATAGAACGAAGTTTTTTTCCTTCTCGTGCCTCCATTACTTTGCAGATATCTGCAATCCCGTCAACGAGCGCACCGGGTCCGCTTGCCGTACCACCGAATGTCTTGAGCGGTGCACCGAATTCGCGGATGAGAATTGTGGAGTACGAGAAAGACTTTCCTGTATCAAAGTAAGACTTCAAGACGCTATGCAGTAGTCGCCTCCACCCTTGACGCGAGTCAGGGACAATGATGTCCGCGTCATTTGTTCGTTCATGTGTGATACGCACATTTGGAAGAACTTTTGGTAGATCATGGATTTTTGCTCGCTCTACAGAAAAACCAACACCGCCACCAAGCATTAGGTGGTCAAAAAGAAATTCAAAATCTTCTACTTTTTCTATGTTGACGAAGTAACAATTATTTAATGAAGCGGCGTTGAATTGTTTGATAAGTGGTGTTCCTAGTTGCCAAAGAGCGCGACCAGAAAATGAGCCACGAAGATTAAATACATGATCAAAAAGTTTTTCCGCTTGCTCTGTGGTAAGTGGAGTACCAATATCTATTGCTCCATTGACGCATCGTTGAACAGTCTCTACCCATGTTTCGTTACGGTTTAGTTCATCTATGCGACGCGAGTAGGTTCGCAAATAAACAACCTCACCTAGACCACTAAATCCCCATGGGGGTGTTTGGGTCTTGTATTGGTCTACAAATTCTTGAGATAGGTGAGCAGTCACTGAATCCTCTTTCGGCGCACAAGGCAATATGGGTAAAGAACCATATTACAACACCGCGGATTTTAAGTAAAATGCTAATTACGTGTAAGGTTATATTTTCTCGCTTCGGATAGCGGTATTACTTGTCCGACAGCAAACTTGCGTACTTTGGTGAAAATACCAGCAGATACTTCTTCGTCAACAAAAAAATCTTCTTCAACGCGAAATGTTTGTTTGTCGTCTAACGATTTGAATATGCCCAAACCAAAGATTTTGTTTGGTGGCTGATGCCCCTCAGGTATGCAGTTTCCTGTTGGATCGCCACAGACTATGCACGGTTCTGATGATGCGCGCAATATTTCTATGTCACCGAAAATGTATTCAGGCATAAGCAATTGTACATCAAGCCGTAAAAGGAAAAGGAGCGCTCAATGGCGCTCCTTTCCTTCTATGCGGGGGGCATAGATCTTGTGCCCCAAGTATTAGTTCTTGGGGGCGAACTTATTCTCCAATTTCATTGCCTTCATTTCCTCGGCAAAAAGTTCGTCAAATTCTTGACTGTATCTCGTCTGCAAGACAAAAGATGCTCGGCGCTTAGCCTCATTGCGACGCTTTGCCTCAATCTTGCGGAGTTCGGCTCGTCGGGCACGCTCTTCTGCGGGGAGTGGCTTACGCCCACGGGTGACCCCGAGTTTCTTCTTTAGTTGCTGATAAGTGGTTGTAGCCATTATGGGCTCCTATTTCTGTCTAGTGGTTTATATCTTCTTGGATCAGAGAGTAACTACTATTTGAGGATAAAACAACCCCTGCTAATAAAAAAACCTAAACTTTATTTCTTTCTATTTAAAGGGTTTGGGCGGGTTGCCAAACCTCCCCCTAGGGGACTACACTTACGGTATGAGTAATATAACTACAAATACTAAAGAAAGTGGAAATATGGAAACATCCCTGATAGCCCTACCAACCGTTAGAAACCTTAAAGAAGCACGATCTGAGTGCCTCTCGTATGATGCCGTTATAACCGCCGGTCCACACAAAGACGAGGTGCGCGATTTCGGTCACCCATGCCATAAGGTCGTTCAGTTCAGCGACACCATGTTTGAGCAAAATGGCGGACCGACCTATGGAGAAGTGGTTGAACTTATTGAGTTTGGCACAGGTGTGCCAAAACTACTAGTTCACTGCCATGCGGGTATCTCTAGGTCAACCGCAACAGCGTGGGGAGTGGCGATTGCCAATGGTTATGACCCACTTGAATCATTCCTACAGTTACAGGAAAACCACCCTATTGAGCATGGGTTGTTTCGTGGCGCGAAACGAACATTCGCACCAAATATTCTTATCGTCAAGCATCTTGACAAGTATTTCAATCTGGGTACAACCCTCCTAGAAATACGAAGCAAGCACACCGAGATGGGTTGGTAAGAAAATGCGCATATTTTGGAACGAAAACTACACGAGCATCAAACACAACTTTGATACTTCGCGCAAATCCAACAACATTATTGAGATGATTCAATCAGATCAAAACGACACCCCTAATAGGGTTAAGTTGTTAAAAGATATCCCGAGTGTTCAGATCGTCAACCCTGAGCAAACAACGGATATTTCTATTACTGAACGACTTATTTCCAAATGGCTTGATTCGGAATATGTTGAAGCATTAAAAACAAACAACAACAGGTACTTGGCTGAAAGTCAAGGTTTCCCGTGGTGCACAAACACATACAAGTTTGCGCGCGCCCATACACACGGCTTGATCGCGTCAGTTGACGAAATTAAGGCTGGCGCAAAAAGGTGCGGGAGTTTGTCCTCAGGTCTACACCACGCCTCACGAAGCGGTGGTATGGGGTTCTGTACTATCAACGGGGTTGCGTTGTCTGCCATATATGCGTATGAGCAGGGATTTGAGCCAATTATTCTTGACTTTGATGCCCATTGTGGTGGCGGAACAATGGATTTCTTGAAGGCATTCAACAGCACATTTCAAACCTCTGAAAAACCAATACGCCACATTGATTTATCAACCAACGGATTTGACTCATATAACCCAACACAGACAGATCATTGGTCATATCTACACATCCTTGAACGCAACGAAAATTATTTGGAAGCGATCAGCAGGGCGTTGGCGGAAGCCAAACCCTTCATTACCGATAAGACTTTGTTTATCTACAACGCAGGCATAGACCCAATAGGATCCCATGGGATAGATGACGATGTCATAGCGGATAGGGAAAGAATGGTTTCTAGTTTTATAGGCGACAGTAAGGCTATTTTTGCTTTGGCTGGCGGATATTCTGGTAGAACTGTGTCGCGAGACGATGTCGCACGAACACACCTCAAAACGATTTACGGTTGGTCATGTCAGACGAAATAGAACATGGGCTTTACGCCACATACACCAACATTAAATGCAGATGCGAATTGTGCAGGAAAGCCGCTGCGGAATATATGCGCAATTACAGGAAAACATCTGTTGGTAAATCGCAAGCGCGTTTTCATCAGGTCGTAGCAAATAAGCGATCACAAATTGCTATTCAATGGATCAAAGAAAACCATCCTGAGCAGTGGGATAAAATATGTTCACGCGCAATCAAACTCGTCAAAAAACAAGAAAGCGAAGATTAATATGCCCTATGAAAGAAATGATTTAGAGGCTCGGTTTGATGATTTCGTTGAAGAAACAAATCAAAAAATTAAAGAACTTGAGTCAGTTATTCGCATTCTTCAAAATGAACTGAGTTTGACCAAAAAAGAAACAACTAAAATCAATATCACAAACCAAGACATAAAGTCATCGCTCGGAGCAACAATCAAAACAGTTGGCGATATTGTCAGAAAAAATGGATACCGTAAATGAGTAAATATCAAGGCTCAAGCAACCAAGAGGCATTCGTTCTAGAACTTCTTGACTATAAAAGAGCAGGCTTCTATGTTGAACTTGGGGCTTTCCATTCATCCGAAGGCAGTAATACCAAGATCTTGGAACAAGATTATGGATGGCAAGGTGTTTCCTTTGAGTTGGTTGATGAGCGCCGTTCCGAGTTCATTGAAAATAGGTTTAATCCATGTATGGGCGATGCTCTAAATTTTGATTATTTAGGCTACTTCCGCGACAATTTTTTCCCTAAGCAAATTGATTATCTACAGGTAGACATAGATACGGGATATGACAGGGCGACAAGACCTAACGGAAATCACTACACAACCCTTCTAGGTTTGATTACCGTTCCGCTAACCCAATATAGGTTTTCAATTATCACCTTTGAGCATGATGCAAACATGTACTTCCGCAACACTGGTCAAAGAGATGCGCAACGAGAAATCCTTGACTGCCTCGGCTATACATTGGTGGTGAGAACTATTCATGAAGATTGGTGGGTTGACCCAACAGTCATTAGCCCTGATGTCTATAAAAAGCACATGAGATGGGAAACCCTTTAGTGGGTAGCAAAAAATTTTATCCGTTTGTTTATCTGACAGATTTCCTGCCAAAAACAGACCACGAAACGCTTCTGAATCAAGCACTACAAAGCGAAGGTAGTTCTGATCCGCAAACCACTCATTTGATAAATCTAAGAAACTTGAACACATGGTCTGTGCGTGAGAAAATAATTGAAATATATCCACGCCATTTCGGTGAAAAATTACTCAAGATAAAAGGCGGTAATGTTCTTGCGTTTTACGATCAAAGAGGCATGGATTATCATCAAGATTCGGTGCCGAATAAAGATTATCCTGATGATCCAGAAGTTGGTTTTCCGCCCAACGCATCAGCCGTGTTTTACCTTAATGACAACTACGAAGGTGGGGAAGTCTGTTTTTCAACCTCTCAGCCGTCTGAACCACAGCCACGAATCGGCGACGCGAACATTACGCATTTGATTACTATAAAACCAAAAGCGAATTCATGTCTGTTTTTTGACGCCGACATATGGCATTGGGTTAGACCAGTAACGGCAGGGAAAAGGTTCTCTGCAACATACTTTTTGCTTGTTGAACCACAGGCTAATCTTGGGTGATGCTTGAAAAAACATCTTTAGCGGAAACAGAATTTAATGCTTTGTACAATAACGCCACGCGCAGACTGCAAGACGAAATAGCGGTATTGAAATTGAAGATCAGCGAACTAGAAAAGCAGATAAATTGGTTAGAGCAAGAAAACTCTAAACATCTTTAATTATTTTGTTTTAAATTCAGCCCAAGTCTTGTCGCCGACACCAAAATATTCACGCGCATAACCAGACTGAATAATGTCGGTGTTGAGGCATGCTGTCTTTGGGTCATCAATTTTGTCTGAACTAAAAATTCGTGCAAGGATGCGACCGTATTTATCGTTTTTGTCAGGAATCGTATTGACAAATACCCACTCGTGGTTAGTTAGCCAATCTTCTGTAAATTTTTTTGCCTTTAATCCAAGTTCTTTTTCAGCAAGGTCTTTTGTTCGTGACTCTGGTGTATTCACACCGTAAAGCCGTACACGCATTTTATGGTGAATATTAAAACCAAGATCAACCATCAACTCAATTGTGTCGCCGTCAATAACTTTCTTGACAGTAGCGCCATACCAAAATCTTTCCACGGCTAATCCTTATCTTTGGAGTTCTTGTATCGCTCAAGCATGCGTCGCCCTTTTGCGGCGAGAGCACTAGCGTCTTCCGCATTTTGCGGAACTGGTTCACCCCATGCCGCGGCTGAAAGAGCAAGGCGTGTAGGTCTGCCTTTTTCGTCCTTCATTGGTCCTGATGGATTACTGAAAAAACGGGTGAGGAATGAACCTTTGCGACGCATTTTTTCTGGTGTATCGGCGCGACCTTTCACTCCCGGTTTCAAATTTGAGCCCTCTGTGCGGTTGAAATGGGCTCTTCCCGCTGCGGTGAGCCCACCTTTTGGGTCTTTAAGTGGCTTATCAGACTTTTCTTTCAGTATCGGACCACCGCTTACCCATGCATCACAAGTTCTCGCGCTGGCGCATTTAAAATCAAATGCTTCGCAATAACCAAGATCGCCAGCATCCACAACTTCCCAAGCGCTGTTTCCTTCTTCGTTACCTAAACCACTTTCAATGCATTTCAGCATTCGTGGCGTCTTGATGAAGACCGCACAATTCCCACAGCGTTGTTTCTTCGCTTCTCCTTCAGAAACATCCCATCTGTCAGCCTTATTCTCCCAAAAAGAATTATTGGGTTCGTTTGGATTGAGCGGACCGTAACCAGCGTCATCTATCGCTTTCTGCCTATTTTTAATGTTCAACTTGATATCGGATGTCGCAGGGGGACATTTGGTTTCAGCCTTTACACGAACCGAAATCGGTTGATCAATTATTTCAGTGAACTTCATATAGCCTCCATTATCCCACAAAAGCAAAAACCCCGCCCCAACCTTTCGGCTGAAGCGGGGTTTTTGTTAATTGCTTAGTGATTAGGCTGATGGAGCCGCATCAAAACTTACCTTAACGAACGACTCTGGTCGCTTCACAGCGAGAGCGAGGCGTTGCTCGGCAAGGATGACGATCGCGTTACGCACGAAGAAGTCTGCGTGCTGTTCCGAGATACGGATGCTTGGTGATTCACGGTCGTAGATTTGTGCGCCCGTACCGAAAGCACCGATAAGTGCAGTGCCTTCAGCAATTGCTGGCGTATCCACAACTGGGATCCTCCACAACTTCTGCTCGCCACCCATTGCAACAGAGACTGCTACGACATAAGCGCCGTTGCCGTCCTTGCTGAGTTCAATGTCTTCCCAGTCGTTCGGGTTAAGAACGATGCCCGATGGCTCGTAGTAAGCCAAGAAGGACAGGGTAGCGGCACGACGGATTGCGTCAGCCTTGGTGTCGGACATTCCTGCGGTGGCGGAGTAAACGCCATCTGACCAGTTGTAGGTCTGAACACCAGAGGTATTGAGAATACCAGTGAGGTTCTCGCCAGTGCCTGAACCGTTGAGGATTTGTGCATCTTCCTGCAAGCGGAGACCGTACATCAACTCGTTGTCAATGATTGAGCGCAGTTGTGGCTCATCAGCAAGAACGTTGCGGTGTGCGGCTTCCCAGTGAGCCAAGGTGCGAACAGGAGCCTGCTCACCAACGAAGGTGAAGGACGACTGTGGCTTGGCTGCGAAGGCGGCACCTGAACGCTCAGCGACTGCTGCTGCGTTGTTGGTGAAGCCTGTCATGCGGAAGTACTCAATGATTGCGGCAGTCGTGGTGCGGCTTGGGAACAAGTCACGAACACGCTTGGTACGCATTGGAGGAACGACCATTGCATCGCGTTGGATGGTTCCAAACGAGCCAGGTGTACCAGTTGGGAGTGCTGAGTACAAGTCTTTTACGTTGTAGTCACTCTTGTATGGTGCTGGCATGTTTGCTGATCCGCTAGCAAGAAGCGACTTGAACTCTGCTGAAGCAAGGAATGCTTCGCCGATGCTCTTGGAGCGTACTTGCTGTACTGCTTGCTGAAGTTCCGAAGTTGCAAAAGCCGAAGCCTGTGCTACTGAATCTTGTGGTTCAGAAGCCCACTTGTCAGCATCGCGCATTGCCTCAAGGCTCTCAACGAGGCTCTTGATTTCGCGGATGTCTGCCATGTTCTTGTCAAACGCGGTCTTTTGTTCTGCTGATACGACCACGGTGCCGTCTTCAATTTTGAAGTTGTCGGCGATGGTCTTGTTTTCTGCCATCTTGGCGCGCATTGCACCTTGAAGTTCAGTTAAACGGCTGTTGTCAAATGACATATTTTTCTCACTCCTAGTGAATTGGATTTTTTGGTGGTTACTTCGTGGATATTTGCAGACTTCGGTAAGCACCTAGTCCAGTTACTATTACTGTAATACGAGAATAACATCAAAGTAGTATTAAAAATGCAACCCCATTTAAAACGGGTTATTTTGCGTAATGTCTTTTCACAATTTGTGGGCAACATTGTTCTTTGTATTTGATTCCGTATTCACCGTCGTCAAAACCAGCCCATTTTTTGTTGGTTTTTTTGTTGCGCCATGGGTGATCTAGCGGCAGTAAATCGTTATCATCAGAATACTTTACGTCCTTTGGCTTATCTGAAAGAAGCAACGATAGGAACCGAGAAACCCGCTTATTCGCTGAAGAACGATCCCCATCTTGCAGACCGCGTAAATACACGGTCTTTAGGTCGCGGAGATTTGTTTTCTGTGTAGTTTTTGCTTTGGCGTTATGTTGGCGCACACGAATGGCAAGATTATTTACATCTGAACTTGAAATAGATGGAGGAAGTTTTTTGGGTTTAGCCACAACCTTGTGCAAAAAAATCCCATCCGTTAAAGCATCCTTTTGAGATGACTTCACACCACGAGGCAACATAATATCGCGAACATTTAGTTCTTCAGGCGTTACAACATATGGAAGTCTCTCCTGACGGCTATGTTCGTTTATATGTTGCTGAACCTGTTTTGGTGATAATTTAAATTTTTTTGCTGATGCAACATATGCGCGACGCATCATAATGCGTTTTTTCTTCGCATAGTCTTTATCGTCTTTGCTGATTCCAGAATTTTTTTCCATCGCCTCAATAGTTGATTCCCAATAATCCAGCACCTCTTTTGCCTTATCGTAGGCAATAGCGCCAGGGGCAAGACGAGGTGCATCGGGTTCGTAAACATATCCTCTCGCGTTGGCGAGTCTTCTATCACGCTTCCTACGCGCAACTTCCTCATCCCACGCGTCAAGATCTCGTTGCTGTGCGCGGGTTAACTTTTTCTTTGGCGCTTGCTTCTTAGGCGCTGGTTTCTTTTTTTGAGGTTTTGGCACTTTGATAACGGGAATATTATCTTGACCGTCAGGACCTGTTCTAAACCCGTCGCCATCGCCGTCGTCGTTTGAAACAACTCCGCTTATTGGTTTGAACATTCTCCTGTATCCACCGATTGTTCTGCCTAAAGCCTTGTAATCTATCGCATCTTTTTTCTTGTATCCTGAGCCTTGGCGGCGAGGATTTATGCGAGGGCTATTATCGCCTCGTATGCCAGTAGCACGGTTGTAGTCGGAAACATTCGTACATGGCAACCAAACAAGTTTTCCGTCTCGTGCGGTATATCGGCGGATACCGATACAGCCAAGGTTTCTTGCACGGATACGAGCAGACTCGGGATCGCTGAAAGTATCAGGGTCGGTAGAACGGCTAACAAAGTTAACAAAACCTTTTTCTTCAATGATTTCATCGGCTTCTTTGCCAGCGACAGCAGCGGAAACAAGCCCCCCACCGGGCAATGTTTCAATGCCAGCAATAGGGCGCTCGTCTAATTTTTCCCAACCTTTGCGTGGTTTGTGGTCGCACGGAGCGTAATAGCGTTTACCAGCAAGAATGATTGTCCGCACGCCACCGCAACCGCGAATCTTAGAAATAGATAAAGCATCAGATCGGCTTTCGTAATACGCGTCTGTTTTTGTTTCTAAACGCTTTGTGCGTTGAACCATTTTGGGTGTTGGTTTTTTGTTTTTAGCAGCACGAACTTTTAAATACTCTTCTTTGCCTTTTTTGATTGCTTCGTATTCATCCATTGACGCACAAGGCATCCAGCCCTTTTCGCCTTCATGCGCGCCTTGGCACCCGAGCATTCTTGCGACGCGAAGAGCCTGCTCTCTCGTCGTTAAATCAGGTTTTTTATTTTCCATTACTTTTTATCTTTAGTGTTAGATGTTTCAATTTCTGTGGCATACGGAATGGACATTGAGTACTTATCGTATAGGTCGTCTAATTTGTCGGAGTTATTGGGATCCATTAGAAAAGCAATCATTGATTCAAGATCGCCATCTTGCCCATTTTCGTTTGCAAAACCATAAGCGGTAGAAATGATGCGTGAACGAGTTTCGGCGTTTTTAACTTTTGTTAGAAGTTCCGACTTGATAGAATTTTTTTGTTCTGCTGTAAGTTTCATTACGCCCTCGGTTGCTGTACCCGTATACGCGGGCGACGAGTTTTTGGTTTAGCGAATCGTGCGCCAACTTTTTGTGCCGCAAAACTTAGTTCACCACCCGGGAATGGCAGACCAGATCTTCCATCCTTGAACCATTGTTTCACATATTCTGCCCGTGTCTTGTCACCAGTTGGGTCGTCCAAAGCAAAAATAATATCTTGGTGATGGAATGTTTTCCCACCACGAGCCTGTGTAAGTATGGATTTAATTCTCTGATATTCGGCGTCGTTACCGATAAGTCCGCCAGCACCAAAGTTCTCGTAGAACCTTAGAGGAGCCTCAAGTTTTTCTAATTCCATTCTATCCAACGGTCTGCTTCTCTTGAACCCAACACGCGCCCAAACATATTGCCCGTCATCAGCGGCATTTACTTTTGCTTTTGATACACCGATTTTCTTCAGGTACAAAAAGGCGTGCTGATTATAAATTGTCTGAATATCAGCACCACGATCTATTTTGCTCGTAACAAACATGGAGTTTTGTGATACTTGGCTCGCCGAAACATCACGACTTGATGATGCAATACCTCTACGAATAATCACCCCATCTTTGTTTATCTCGTGAAATACTACAGAAACATGATGATTATTCATGCTTCCACGAACCGTTGCTTCAGCGCGGTAAAGTTTTCCGTTTGCCCCTTCAATCCTGTCGTGACTATACGCCTGCTTTAAATAATCTTGTCTTTGCGCGGCGGTTAATGTTCTCCACTTTTCAGGGGTCATATCTTCATACGGTGCACCACCTTGAGGATGGCGTTTCTTCAAATATTTTTCAAGTTTAGTTTGCCGACGATCAATCGCAGCCTCTATCTGTTTATTGATTTGCTTAAGAACATCATCTGGTGTCGGCTTCGGCATATCGGTCGCATCTGGATTAAATACAAATCCTTGTTTTTGACGCTCTACTGCTTTACGGATTTCTTGCTCAAGCGAATCATTCAATTGAAGATGTCCTTCAATTTTTCCTATCTCCGAAAGATTTTTACCTAATTTATCCATTGACTGTGCTCGGGCTGCGTCTCTGTCGCGTGGTGTATTACCTGCTGGAAGTTGGATTGCCCGAAGGAGTGTCTTGTTTGATTCTTTTAATGCCTTCAGTCGGTCTTCTGCTTGCGACTTGCTTCCGTATGGGGCAAGATGAGCCATATATGCGGCTTTTGCTGCGTTGACTTCGTTAGCCAAGTTGAAACCGTCAGGGTTTGCTTTGTATTTAGCAATAGCACGATCTAGTTCGTTTTGGTATCGGCGCAAAGCCAACTGTCGTCCTTCATTATGGTTAAATATTGCCTGATCGCCTAATAAGCCAAATTCAACAAGCCGTTCTGGGTCTTGGATACTGAGCAGTACTCGCTCAATAACTTGTTCGTCTTCAGCACTAAATTTTGCAATTTCCATTTTTGGTGGAACATGCTTTAATTCTTCAGGAACATTTCTGATGTCACGGCGGGTTGGCGCTTCAAATGGTGCATCAATTGAATCTGGTTTTGGCGTTGGGGTTTTGGGCTTTGGTGTTTTCGGTTTTGGGGTTTTAGGTGAATCGGATCGTGCATCCCTGATTGCCTGCTCCATGAATTCGTTTTCAAGAACTCGCCTTCTGCGTTCCTGCGCGTTAACAACGATTCTGTTGAGTGCGTCTGCGCGTCTTTGACCGTTTGCCGCACCATCCTGAATTAGTTCAACATCGCCGTCTATCCGTGATTGCGCCTTGCGAATTTCTTCTAGGTTTGAGGCAATACGCTCACGCAAATCATCTGGACCGCCCAACTCCTCATCAACGATTCTACGCCTAAAGAAACGTCGCACTTCATCAACAGCCTCTTCTTCTGCGTCCCACTGTTCACGCATCACGCGTCGTTCTTCTTCGGTTAAGTCTTTACCAATTGCTGGTATCCATCCGCGAACAAAATTGTCAAACGCATTATTGTCAAGAAGCGGAACACCCAAAGGAGCGCGGGCAGGAGTAGGTGGAGACGCATTATTTGGATTTATTAAGGGCATTGATTCCAACTGATCGGCGACTTCTTGCCATCCGTCGCGGTGATCAGCCATAAGTGTTTTCATGCGGGCTACGGTGATGCGCTCACCGCCAATTTCCATATAGTCGTTATCGCCAAGTTCTCCGCGGTTTATAGCCTGTTGTAGTTTTTCAATGCGTTCGTTCGCTGCCCTAATTCGTTGTTTTGCAGACCAAAACTTTTCGCGCATTTGCTGTCTATCATTAGGGAAGTTTTCTGAATCATTAATAACTACAAGTCGTTGTTCTTTGAGTACTCTGTCGCGTAGATATTCAACGTATTCTTGCGAATTTTCGTTATTAAGTATTTTGTCAACATCAACTTCTTTGCCTGCGCCTCTAGCCCTATCTGCTCGTGCTTGACGCAATTGCTCTGAACGAGCAGCGTTATCGCTACCTGCTGGCTTGCGACGCTTCGGTCTCTTGATGAGATTTGCGTCGTCCGCTGGCTGTGGACGGCGAGGCGTAACTACTCTTGGTTCTGGCGCTGGTTGGACTGCTTCTTCTTGTCGGCGACGCGGAGCGCGAGGTGCGCGTGTTGCGTCAGCGACCGCACGACGGCGACGACGGGCAGGTGCCTCTCCTGTTCTTGGTGCACCCGGTTGTTCAATTTCTCGTTCCATTCTCCGTTGTTCTGACTCACGAAGATTGCCACCGCCTCTACGTCTTGCTGGCTGTTGTCTACGGGCAGGGCGAACAGGGGCATTGCGTCGTCTTAGTTCCGCCATTACTCGTTTGTAGTCGTCACTTTGCCTACCGCCAGTAGCGTTCTCTAACTCATCACGCATTTCTTCTAGAACTTCAATAGGTTCTGCGGCGAGAAGATTTGCTTCGTCTCGTTGAGGGCGTGCAGGCGCTTGTCTTCTGCGTTGCGGTCTTGGTGCGGGAGGAAGTTCTGGTGTGTCTATTGACGGTGTTCGTGCAACAAC